ATTCAATTATGGTATTGCTCTATTTTGTCAGATCATAAGCAATCTGTCAGTTGATTACTTACCATATTTTAACCATCTAGTTTGATTTTGTGGAAAAATCGTTGACTCTCAGAATGTTGAAAGTATAATTCACACCCGTTATCAGCATAAATGCTAACGTCTATTTCCCCTCTAGGCGCCCTTAGCTCAGTTGGATAGAGCAACGGCCTTCTAAGCCGTAGGTCACAGGTTCGAATCCTGTAGGGCGTACCATTTAAAATCAAACACTTACACTCATTTTAAATTCTCTACTTTTCTTAAGTGGGACGTATTTGGGACACAAGTGCCAAAAATACTGTCTATTTGCTTTGCATGTTCAGTTAAATGATTAGGCGCTAGGTGAGCATACCTTCTAACCATATCAACTGATTCCCATCCTCCCATTTCTTGTAATACTGAAAGCGGAACTCCGGACTGAATTAACCAGCTCGCCCATGTGTGGCGCAGATCATGAAAGCGGAAGTTTTCTATTCCTGCTCTTTTTAACGCTGCTCTCCATGCGGTGTTAGAATCAACTCGCATTTTTCTAACGCTTGGCGTTAATGTTCCGTCTGGTCTCTTCTTTGATTCAGTATGAACAAATACCCATTTGTGATGGTTTCCTATTTGCTCCTTAAGAACCTGACAAGCAGTGTCATTTAAAGCAACACCAATTGCTTGGCCTGATTTGCTATCCTCTGGGTTTATCCATGCAACTTTCCTTTGCATATCAATTTGACTCCACTCTAAATTGATAATATTGGATCGCCTTAATCCAGTGGCCAATGCAAATGTAACTACGGATTTCAGTGGTTCAGGGCATTCTTGAATCAGTCTTTTAGCTTCATGATGTTCTAACCACCGAACCCGCTTTTCTCTGATTGTTGGAACTTTGATAACGGGAGATTTTTCTAACCATTTCCAGTCACGTTCAGCTGCTCTTAACAGAGATTTCATGATGGCGAGATGCTTTGCTTTGGTTGCGTTACTGACAGGGACATCAGTAAATGCGGGGATTTCCTTTCCCTTTCTTTTAGCTGATTCCACTTGTTTTTCCCATCTCTCCCTTGCTTTTCTGTTTACCATCTTATTGATAACGGAATATATTTTTGCTTCTGTAATATCCTTAAGTCGGTAACCTTCAAAGTGATCTAACCAAAAAGAAAGCCGACCTTTATCGTCATCCAGTGATTTTTTGTCTGCTTTCTCTTCAATCCATCGAACTATAGCCTCTTCGAAAGTAACATCAGGGAAGTCACCAAGACGTTCTATGCGCCATAACTCGACCTTTCTTGTGTCGTGCAACTCCTGCGCGAGCTTCTTGTCCTCTGTGCCAAGAGACTCCTTGATTCTTTTACCGCTTGGCGTCGTGTAGTTTCCGTACCATATTTTACCTCTTCTGAATAAAGACATGATTTTCCCTCTCGTGTCTCACCAGCGTTCACTGGTATATTGTGAATTGATTTATTAGCTGCCGCAATACACGCAGCTCTCGTAAATAGGTATGGCGAGTTTTTCTTTGATGGGTCCTTTCTTGTGTATGCAATCAATCCTAGCTTGCACCAACGAGAGAGTGTGTCTTCTGATATACCAATATATGCGGCAGCTTCTTTTCTTGGCATGGTCATCCCTTCCATTTTACCCTCCTATCCATTCTTCCTTTTATACTGCTCATGGTCATCACCGCAATCTTTACTGCAGTATGCACTATTAGGTGCGACTGGTTCTTCGTGACACCAGATACACATGCCGTTATATGATTTAATTGCTACCTTGCGATTTGACAATGACACTTGAATATATAGTTCGTTTATTTCATTTGCTGAGTCGATAATGTCCATAATTCACCTATATTAACCGAATACTTTCTTCTGCTTGGTCGCCATATACATCCCAATTACCATATTTCTCACGAGCGAATAATTCGAGTCGAGGAACGTCTCCGTATAATTCCTCCAAACGATGATGTACCTCTTTTGGCTTTTCGCTGTGTTCACCTAAGCACGAGTAAATAATTTGTCTCACGCTTGCAGATTGACGAGGTAATCCATTTCCTCGATTGGCTATTAAACACATTTCGACATTTTGACGGGTGTAATTACCGCAATTAATCTTTGTCTCATTGTTTAATATTTCCATAAAGTCAAAGAAATCTTCTGGCGGTTTTTTATTTATTCTATCTCCTGCATTTTTATTTAATTTAACCCATGCGAATCCGAACATGTTTTTAACTTTAAAATCCCATGCTTCGGCTAATTTAATAGCTTCGAGTGCAAAGTTACCTGTGTACCACATACAGAGTACAGCGTTATTAGAGGAGTGTTTTTCTATTGGTAATCGGGAGAGGGAATATAAGTCGGTAGTGTTGTAATGATTATCTGCTGCGCCATTTGAAGATTTGTTATTGTAAGACCATGGCTGGTCAGCGAGAATCAAGTCATACTTTTTCATTCTCCGCATCCTTCATACACAAGAAAATAATCATTGCAGCTTTTAATGGATTGCTAACGCTGCACTCTATATTTCCGTCATTAGTTGCAAACTGGAACTTCCTATCTTGATATACAAGACTAATTCCATATGCATTGATAATTACCCACGCATTATTTACTGTGCAGCAAAAATCCAACTCACACCCTTTTTGGCTTATTATTTCTCCGTAATTATGGTTTGAGGGAACATTCCAAATCAACTTACCTACATCGCTCGCAATAAATAAATGTGGTAGCAAACCTAACGCTTCAGCAACCTTTTTATTAATCTCGAAGTCAGATAGTTCGGTGTATTTATTCATTATCAGTCTCAATAATATTAACCTCGGAAATATGAAGGTTTTCGCCTGCGTTTTTGCCAATAATTTTCTCAGCATCTTCACGCAAATAGAATATTGCTTTTAGTGATGGGTACTTACTATTGTTGATACAGACAATATTCCCGTCATTATCACACACCGCATAAAATTTAAATTTATTCATTTCTCATCACCTCGCCACAAATAACCTCAACATTCTTCACTGACATTAAATATTCAGCACGTTTATCACATTCCGATTGTGTGTATATATCTTCCGTTACAGGCATAGCAGAACCCTGTATTAGCATGAGTAATACATATCCGATTATTTGCATGGTTATTCTTCGTTTATTTTAATGCCTGAGACAATACCAACAATTGAATCAGTAATTGATATGTCATAACCATCATTCAGTATTATATCTGCCATAGTATCTAAATTACCGGCATAGTCTTCGCCATTGATATTGCAATCATATTGATGGAGTATTGCGTACAATGTTTTCTCAATTGCATGATTAACCATTCCCTTAATTATCATATTTCCGTCATTTCGCATTACGCCGCTAATAATTAAATCATGAGATTTTTTCTCAACAATTTTTAGTAGGTTTGATATTTTAATTGCCGCTTGCTCATCTTTTGCATTTTTCAGAAAAGAACCATCAGGGAAACCGTTATCATATGTTATTGGTATTTTATTCATTTTTTATTTTCACTCCCAATCTTCTTTAATTAATTGCTTACCTTTATCAGTTAATTCGAGATTTCGACCAGTATCAATTCCGTAGCCTAAATCCTCTAAAAATTCGCAAGCATTCTCGCCAGCCGACATAAATAAATGGTCATCATTTGCATATTGCCGGAAAACTAAAATTAAATGTCTGATTGCTTGGTCGCGTTCTTTTTCCAAACTCTCGCGTGATGCTTGCCAGCTAATCCACATTAAATCTACATATTGGTCAGCGTAATTTAATCCGTTATTTGCACGTTTAAGTTTTGATTCAAATTCTGACGGGTCGCTAAGTTGCTTTATTGCCTCTTCAAACTGCTGTCTTGATTTATCCATCACTCCACCTTTTTAATATTTTCGATTGCCAATTCCATTTTATGACGTGCTGATGAATTAGAAGAATGAACAATAATTTCAGGTGCTTTAAATCCATTTAAATAAACTTGTTCTTCTATCCACAATAAAACGTCATAGCCTGTACCTCGTTCATCATCACCTAAATCATGGTCTAGGCTGATTAACTCAACCTCGCCAGTCTCCAGTAATTTAATCGCTTCATCAGGCCAGTAAGCGCGAACAAATCCATCTGGCGTTTGGCGCTCGTCGTCGAGATAGACTTTCATATTCATTCCTCTTTATTGCATCCCTGCGAGTTAAATTAAGCTGTCCGTAGCTTTCATGGTTATATCCTTTGGTTAAACGGGTAGGGTGGTTAGAAGGGTATTTCTTGGTCATCCCAATCTTGAGGCGGCTCACTTTGTGGCGCTTGATTACTCGATGCTTGTTTTGGCGCTTGCGGTTGCTGTGGTTGGCCCCATCCTTGATTCTGCTGAGGCTTCTGGCTTCCTGCCTGATTACCACCGTTACCACCTAGCATCTGCATTGTTCCACCGATATTCACAACAACTTCAGTGCTGTAGCGATCTTGACCACTTTGATCTTGCCATTTACGTGTTTGTAATTGACCTTCAATATAAACTTGTGAACCTTTACGCAGATACTCGCCTGCAATTTCTGCTAATTTGCCGAAGATGCACACTCGATGCCACTCGGTTTTTTCTTTCATCTCACCGGTTTGTTTATCACGCTACGATTCCGATGTAGCTAGTGTGAGATTTGCTACTGCGCCACCTGATGGCATATAACGGATTTCTGGGTCCTGCCCCAAGTGGCCGATGAGAATTACTTTGTTTACGCCTTTACTTGCCATTATGTGTTCTCCATATCTGATTTATGGCTCTTGTAAACAACCTCTAGCTTCTCAAGATTTTCATCATCTCCTGAAAATTTATTTTTAAGCCACTGATATGATTTTTCGAAATGTTCTGGCGACATCTCGTTTAATTTTGATGTGAAATCGGCAAGCATCATTTGGTTTGTCAGTAGTTTTTTAACTCTATGCTCTGAGCGCTTACCTCTTGAAACAGACAGCATCATTGAAAAATCAGACTCAATATCACTCATTGCATAAACTTTTATACCCCCAACAGCTACGCCGCCAAACTTAACGGATGGATCGCCAATTATCGTTAAAGATTTTCCAACCCAGTCATGGCCGTTATTCCCCCAGCCTCCAATAAGCACTCTTCGCATAGATTTAGATGGTTTGTATGGCCTGCCGTCATAACCTACTAAGTCGATAAAAACAGGCTGATCTCTCGTACCTTCGCGAACGGATTTAATAACGGCGGTAATTGGTGTGGTTTGAACATCTTCAAAGTTAATCTGATCTGACTTTGGGATGATTGTGCGTGATAAGTCCATTAGAGAAATACCTCATCATCTAAGTATTCATCATCGAATAAGTAATTGGGAACATTGATTTCGCTCGGTGGAAGAACTATTCCTTCAGTTCGTAGCGCTTCGTCATCAATGCATTCTTTAATTTTGCGTAATGCTTCGTGCATATGCTTATAGCCAAGTTCCAGCGATTCCGTGCCGATGAAATACATACAGTTGGTATAAGGTGGTTTATTTTGAAGTGCAAAGAAGCAAAACTGGTCTAACTCTATCCCTGTAGTTAGCTTTAAAACGTACAGATAAAAGGCCGCTTGAATATGGTATCGATATTTACCAAACGCCTGACTAAAGCCTCGCTCTGTTGCATCCATGCAACTCTTTACATCAAGCGGGTAGGGTAGAGAGTCAGATAATCTATCAAATCGGCATTTCAGTCTTAATCCAGTTATTGGACATGTAGCAAACATCGATACTTCTGAATTCCCTTTTGTTTCCATGTAGTCCATAAAGTCGGTATTCATCCTTGCCGACTCAACCATCCTTGTTATTGTTTCCACCTCTCCGTTTATAAAAATATTGTCTGGATGGTAGACTTGTTTTAGTGATACATACTCCTTTGTTCTTCTATCTGTAATATCTGGCCTTAGCATAAAATCCCTTTCAAATACATCAGGTTCTAGCAGTGCCGCATGAATTGCTGTTCCAATTTGCGCTGATTTACTTCCTTTAAACGGATTAAAATAAAGGTTTGCTGGACTAACACTGATGGCCTTGACTGATGTTGAACCTATCGCTTCATCCTTGTGATAGTCCTCATTTGAAATGTCATAATAGATACCGGGTTTCACGACATCCTCCTACGTTCCTGATAGCTCTTTAACTCCTTATAAAGACCATCAATTGTCATATCGAAAACGCTGTCACTCCATTGATTTGTAATGTCTTTTGGTAATCCATCAACCACGCTAAATGCGACATTACTTAACTCAGCGTCCTTTGCATCAATCCATGATGCTTCTTCTTGTTTGCGTTCTTCCCTTGCGTCAAGTTCATGGTAAGGATTCACGCAACCCTCCTTAGCAGAGCCAGCTTAGAAATAGGGGCATCCATGCTTGCTTCATTGACAATCCTGTCAATCTCTTCCTTGTCGAACTGCATAATCCATTGCAGAGCTTCCACTGGGTCAATTTCCGTTAATTTAGCCAACTCAGCGAAACTTCCTGTCTCAATGCTAAGTTTGCTACTTTCGTCAAATTCCATGACTGTTTTGCCGTCTACTACCCGAGTTCCGTTCGAGTAGCTGTATGAAATTTGCATAATCACCTCAACTTACAAATGTCGGTATTACGCCGACTGTTATCACAATGACCACAGCTAAACTGAATAACCATGGGCTTGTACGTTTATTTTTACGTGCTTGAGGCGTAGTGATACGCACCGCCATGCAATCACGCATAGCGCTGTAATAGTTAGTTTTCATTGTTACCTCGCTAGGTGAGCGATAGGGTGGTTATCTGGTGTTGGTGCGGTGGTTTATTTGATTGGTGGTTCTGGCGCTGGTTGCCAGTGCGTGACTTTTTCACTCAAATATAATTTTGTATATGTTTGATTCCCATTTTCATCTACCCCGCTTGTTATGTCGCCGAAATAGTCCTCTACGTGAACCATATCCATTCCGCCATGACTCCAATAAACTTGCACTTGGAAATCACCAAGTTCTGGTAATTGCTTATCACAACGAATCCAACCGTTATTATCATTTGCCATTTCCTATGTTCCTTATGTGCGTATTCCTCACTATTAATAGCGATATGAATGATTAAGTGGTGGGTTACTGCTGACCGAGGGCTTTAGAGTTTTGCTACAACTTCGTCATAATTAACTTCAAGGTCTTCGCAGATTTCTTTCAAGTCGTTAAAGTTAATTGCGTGATTTAAGGCGCTAGCTTCATCCTGAGTTAGTTGTTCATCTCGGTAGTCATTAAATCCAACTGATAACAATTTACCGCCTAATATCTCCGTTCCTGCATTTACAGACGGCTCCTTGCCATCTTCATACTCAACTACGAATGTCATTTTTCCCATGTCATACTCTCTCCGTTATTAACTAAACACGATGCTAATTATCAAGCTTGAGTTTTTTAATTAAGTTACTCACCGCGGTATCTACTGCTTCCTGATCGATGGTGTCGAATAGCTTGTTGCGTGCTTCTTCCGCTTTATTACAGCCTTCCTCATCATCGTCGTCGTAATCTATCCATAATCCAAAATCGACCTCGAAAAGTTTCTCTGGCCAGCAATATTGCACCCCGATTTTTGACTCATCGGCGTTATGAGCCTTCTTGATTAGAATCTGACGCCCGTGTGACTCAAACTCCTTAAACCATATTTCCATCCCTATCTCCTATCTATTAATCAACTCACCACAGCCCACAGAATGGACTGTAATTAGTTAACTAAAGCATTCCTTTTTTTTTCAGCTTGTTCGCTGCGTCGGTATCCATCATGGCAATTCCAGTACCTTGCTGAATGCCAAGACCTCCTACACTTAATGAGGTGTCAGGATGCAAGTCACTACACATGCCCGATCCAGAGCATAATTCAGCTTTAGGTTCTTCACTCTCCAAGGTCACAAATGCCTTCCTAACTCTATGACCTAATTCTAAAATATCATCACGAGTTAATTCAAAATTGCGTCGATAACTATCAACTAGCATGGCTGATAGAACCGCACGAGCCGATTCTTGAGACGCTTCTGTTAAATCTTCAAATTTCATCTTACTTCTCCTATTTATCTCGCCGTAACCCCGAACTCACTGCTCGGCTGCTTTGTTTTAACTCCTGAAAATACTGCTACATTAGGTAAGCAACAGTTATCTCCACTTGGATAATGCTTTGTTGGTTTGAAAGATAGAACAGGGCGTTCTTTCTTCTCAACGCCAAATATCGAATCCCAAATTTCTTCCACTGAGCGACTTCTCATAGCTATCTTTCGAGCCAAAAACTCACCTTGCTTTCTGCGTCTGCGAATTTTTGAGTTCTCTTTAAAAATTATTGTTGCCATATTTGCCTCCTAAGTGATCTTTGGTGGTGATGCCGGATGCCTCCGGTAGCTGTCTTTCGCCCACAAGGCGACTGCTTGTCTTTTCGACCATCACCCCAAAAACCACTCAGTGGTTGCTCTGAAAATTTATTCTGAGCGTTCCTAATTGTAAAAGAGCGAACATCCTGTTTATCTATGGCTCCTTGCCTTCGATGTGATTAACTATACAAGCATTACTTTATCAAGACAAGTAAAACTTGTGTAAAAACTTGAGTTAATCTTTATTTAAACAATAAATGCTTGTTTTTGTTTGTGTTATTTTTTGTAAAAAATTTAAATTTTTTATTCTGTTGGCAGTTTTTGTGATTTGTGGGCATAAAAAATCCCTCATTAAAGAGGGATCTGTGATGTGGTAGGTGAGAGGTAGCTAGTTTTTACTTGATGTTATTTCTGCGAAATCCAGTAGTGCTTTCTGGCAATCGTTGGTCATATCAATTAAGGTGCTGTTTTTCTTTTTTGCCTCATTGCTCATGAACTTATCTATAAACTCATTCCCATTTGGCACATTATTTTCTTGCTGAAATTTATATAAAGAAGAGTAAGCGTTGCACTCAGATGCTTTCATGATTGTAGTTATCAATTTGAAGTCATCTTCATTAGTGATATCAATCTTATTAGTAGCATGGGCAGATATTGAAGAAACAGTAATTAGTAATAAAATTATATTTTTCATTTAGTTACTACCTGATAATTAAATAAATTTCTATCCATGAAATTTGTATTTTATAGATTGGCTAACTAAAACTTTGGCATGAATGTAGAGGCTATTGATACTATCTTCTTCTAAATACCAAGTTTCATATCTTGCGTTATCCGATATGACAGCCAGTCTCTTATATTGCTTTTGAAGCCTTTTTATATATAGCTGATTATCTAATACAAAGACATAAATTCCATCACCATCAAAAAAGTTAGTGGTGATATCTACGAATATTTGATCTCTGGGCTCAAATGTTCCAGCCATAGAGTCACCTTTAACAGTGATCATCTTGATTGTGGATGCAGATCTCCCACCAAACAGTCTTTTTGCCTCATCTGCTGAATACTCAATAGCCGTTATTGTCTCAATAAAATCATCAAGAACCATCACACCTGGCCCTGCACTAGCTTGGATATCCAGCATCTCCACCTTGTAGGTATTTTTATCTGAAACTTCAATATCTTGATTTATTTGAATACTACTGACTTTGTTTCTTTCACCAATATCAGTTATTCCGAATAACAACCAATTGGTATCAACTTCAAGTATTTCAGCAATTTTAATAACTCTGTTTTTTCTTGGCTCAGTACTGGTCTCCCACTGCTGTACTGATTGTGGTGACACTCCTACCAACTCAGCTAACTCAGCTTGGGTCATGTTTTTTGCAAGTCTAGCTTGCTTGATTCTTTCGCGCATAGTTTTCATTCGCTCAATATACAAGTTGCGCTTTTATTTTTCCAACAAGTAATACTTGCTTAAATAAAGCGTTTCTTGTATTCTTCTTGTTGTTAATCAGTTAAAGGAATATCTTTATGAATGCATTGGAAACAACAATTAAAAAAGCAGGTGGAATTCCAGCTTTAGCTAAGAAGCTAAAGATTAGCGATCAGGCCATTAGACAATGGGAGCAAAAAGGTCGCATTCCTCCTGCAAGATACGCTCAAATCAACGAACTATTCGGAATACCATTTGAGCATTTAGTAAAAGATAAAAATTAGTTTCACCCGCTCTTTAACATCGCTAACCCGCTCAGAGTAAATTCTCAGAGCAAACAATCCGCTCATATGGAATGAGCCACGGATCATTACTGCTGTTCCCAATATGGGAAGTAATCTAAGAAGGAATTTAAACTATGGAGTGTGCAAAAAATATCAAAGTAGAGTGCTCATCAAACGAATTGATGACGTTTTACATTCAACAAATGTATTCAGTCGGTAATAATGGACTCGCCAAGGCGCTAGGAATACACCCATCAAAATCCAGTCGAGATAAAGCCAGAATATTCGATTTAGCTTGCCAGTTGGTGAGTAAGTTCGGATTACCCCCTGACTCTGTAAATATCAGCGAGAAGCCAACGAAAGTTGTTCTTGAAGGTGATTATGCAGAAAGGGTTATTCAGGCTCTTGAGGGAAAGGGAAAGATTAAAAGAAAAGCCTCAACCACTGCGAATGGTGAGGCTTCTCAACAAATGGACTTAACCATTTAGACTAACAAATACACTGTATCAATAACCAGTAATTACGACAAGGGAAATTTAGGTTTCTCTTGTCTGATACAGCTTAGGAATAAGGGAATTATACCATGAAGAAGAAAGTTAATCATTGGTTTAATCGTCACGAAGTGCATAAAAACATCATGCGAGATAAGACGTTACGAGAAGTGACACCGTTAGGAAGTAAACGTCTAAAGGAAGCATTCGAAGATGCAAAATTGAGAAATGAGCATCGTGAGAAATTACTAGGAGGATCGCATGAGTAATGTTGCATCGTACAAATTAAGAGCCAAGAAACTATTGCCTGAATTACCAGAAGAAGATGGATTTACATTCATACCAAATAAATTTCTTGATGATTTATTGAAGGAAGATTTTTCAGTTGATCAAATTAATGAAATTTTG